ATGGCGTCCTGATCTGGTTGCAGGGGTGGACCTCCCATCGCATTGGCCACTTCCCTGTCTTCGTCGGGGACCTCTTTCGCAAAGGCATATTCCTGCGGCACGACATCGAGGTAGGTAATGGGATATCCACCTCTTGCCGCTTCAGCTCCTGGGCCTCTCTGGTTTGCCTCATCACGGAACCAGGCGCCCTTGAGGTACTTGGCGATCTTGGCCTCGGGTGGGCAGTTATCGATCAGGGGAAAGACTTGATCAGCGACATACTGCGGATTCCGGTACTGGACGCTGACATTCTGCAGGACCGGGGGTACTCCTGTTTTACTCAATGGTTGAGCCATTTTAAAATTCCTCCTTTTTTTTATAGTTTAATCTGCCATCAATTATGGAAGATCCTCTGTTAATGCTTTGTGGATCGGCGTCAGAAGCACAGTACAAAGATCATCTTCTGCATCGGCTGGATAAACGCACATCCCCAAGGGGAATTGAGTCGTTGCAGCCGCAATAACTTTCCCCGAATCCCCAACGTCATCCACCCATTGTAAGGCCACGATGATTCCACGAGCCAGTGATGTTGCCGCCCATGCCTTTGAGATTCCACCGCATCCGATGGGTGCCACCACAGCCTCCTCTCCGATGTTCGGAGCATTCTGGAGGATCCCATAGGGGATCGCTGTGACCGCTGTTAAGACCGACCGTTCCGTCTGTCTTCAGAACAACGACCTTGTACTGATGGGTTCTCAGATCAGCAAAGGCCGGATGTGATACTAAAATTCCAAGTTTTTCAATAGCCATTATTTTTACTCCTTTCTTTTATTTTTCTATCTCACTTTTGAGATGGCCTGATGTCCTCAAGCAATTCCGTTGCCAGGTCAGGGTTTTCTTTCTGTACCTCGGCAAAGGCCTGGCTATAGGTGAGATCCGTATTGGCTTTCAGCTTCTCCTTGATAAGGGCTTGGAGTTTCTCCCCGGCATTGCCGCCAGTGATATTGTCTCCCTTGGCCACTTCACCGAAGATAATTGCCGCAGGCAAGTGCTCGACAAAGGACTGGAAGAATTCAATCGGTATCTGCTTTTTCTTGGTCCCATCAGTCTCAGCCTCGGCAAAATCGCTGGTGATCTCGATCCCGGAGATTGCTTCCATGAACGCAGTCACGCCCATGCCGATCTTCTCCATGGCCGGGATGAGTTTGCCTTTCTTCTTCTGCGTCTCTGCGAAGGATACAATCCCCGCCTTCCGGGCGGCCATCTCATCTACCTTAATCTTATCCTCTCTGACCTTGAGGGCATCGGCCTGAGCCTTCAGCTCAGTATCCTTTGCCTTCGTCACCTCGGAGAATTCCTGCTTCTGAGCTGCAAGTTTTTCCTGCACCTCTGCCTCAGAGAAGACTTGCGGTTCGTCTTCGAGATTCACGCCGTCCTCCTTGGCCTTCTTTTTCAACCATTCCCAAAGTTTCATCTTTGTTTCCTCCTTTTTTTTAGGTTGATTAATCTTTCCTTCATCAAATTCGATCATGATGCTATCTGAGTCGCTAAAGGCGACATTTTGCAGACCTTTAACGATGGGCGGCATTGCCCCCAGCCAGCCCACATGCCGGAGGGATCCATCCGGATATACCGATATAGACCGTTTCTTAAATAGGCCATTCTTGAGCATCTCGATAAACTCCGGCGCCCGGTCCCGAGATTTGGCTAATAAGGCGTTCCCTTCCCTTTTCAACCCTGAGATCCATCCCCATGCCGGAGAATCAGTCTTCGGATGGCCGATTACCTCTGGGGGTTCATGAAATGATGGATCGAATTTCTCCACCATTAGATCCAGATCAGCCCCGGTCCAGGGTTTTGTATTACCGGATGAATCAGTATGGATGCCGGTGCGGAAAACCGGGAACCATTCGCTATGTTCTCCTCCTTGCCCCTTGCTCCTTGACCCTTGACCCTGTATTTCCACCCAGTTCCCTTCCTTGTCCTGCTCATACTTTGTCTTTACCGCAGCCCAGGCCGTGGCATGAACCTTGGCTTCATCGCCTTTGTATTCCTCGAATGCGGCATTGAACGCCGCGATCCAGATCTCCTGCAGATGTTTTGGCGTCCCCTTGATGGCGTCGGGGATGTTGTCTAAGCTATAGGGCATATTTCCTCTCTCAACCCTTCCTCCCAAATCGTTTGTGAGCGCCCTTGACACGTGTCAGACATCTGTGTCAAGGAATTCTGGTGGTAAGGTAGCCCTCCGGAAAAGATCGCCCGTAAAAAGACCGATTTTATAAATTTGTCAATTGTAAATTGATTTTTGGGCGCAGCAAGCGGCGCCCCTACAAAAGACCGAAGGACGCTCTTGCGGTATGTTTTCCCCATTTGCCCTTGACTCTTGACCCTTGACCCTATTTTTTTCATTCCGTTACGATTCCCTTCTCCGCCTCTTTTAACGTGGCCAGCCTCAGATACCCGGTGGCATCCTCGATATCCTTGTCCGAAAACCCCACATGAGGACGGACAGGGATGGTGACTGATTTGCAGAAGATGTATTCCTCTCCGCCCATGGGAATTGCCAGGATCCCCCCTTCTTTTTTCGGCTTGATCTTTATCCCCTTCTGATGGATGCCTGCCTTCCAGGCCTGTTCCGGCGGGAAATTCATGATGACTTTGTTCTCTGTGCTCTGGCCATCATCCACCCGGAAGGAGTTAGCCATGGCAGCGGTATCAATCAAAGGAATATCCGATCCTTTCCTGCGCTTGGTAATTTCAGAGAGTGGCTTCAGCGCAATGATATTGCCACCTTTCACTCCTTCACCCTTGTTGATACGCTGGCGGTAATTGTTCACCACGATCACACCGCAACCCCGCATAATCTCCTTGGTGAGAAGCTGGGGGTTAACCTTTATGTTGGGGACGGTGACGGTTAAGCTAAACATTGTCGAACCGGGTTAAAAGGTTAAAGAGGTTGCGCGACTCGTTTCGGTTGCCATCTAACGTATAACGTCTTACGAGACCAGCAGCCCAACCGTAGAACTTTATACTCTTCACTTTAGTCTCCCTTGCACATCCGGCGGCAGCATAGACCGCGGCATGATGATATCGGTGTTCCGATCATTTGGTCTTCTGCTCACCTTCACAATGGGATTGTTTAGATATTCATCCGGCCAGCGGAGTGGCGTACCGCCAAAATTTGGGTTGGTCAATTTCTCCACTTCTCTTGTGTCATCAGCAGTCCTTGCATCCCGCGGACCGGAGGCGTAGGCATAAAGTTTCTCGTCTGGAAAGGCATTCGCCACGGTCTGAGCGTAGGTGTCGGTATAGACATTCTTCAACTCATTTCTCAGGTAGAGCTGCGCCCGCGCCTCTGCTTCCATGCTCATTTCGAAGATGGGATCAGAAAAGAAGCGGGTTAATTCTTGGATGACCTCTGCCTGAGTATTCGTGCCTGAGATCAAATTATTCAATTGAGATCTCAGCTCCTCCGTCACCATACTTTTCAAATCGCCCTGGAAAAAGGTGATCTGATCCCCGATTTTCTGCATGATGGCCGCCATCTCAATAGGCGTGAGTTTCTGGGAGAGTTGAGCAATGAGGTCTTTCAAGTCCGTGATCTCGGCATTGATTTCTTTGGGGGTGAGCTCCTCGGCAAATCGTGAATCGTGAATCGTGAATTGTGAAACATTATTGGGGTTCCCATTTGCAATTTGCGATTTACCATTTACGAATCCCGCAGCAGGCGGCGTAACAATCTGATCGTCCGGTTCCGGCTCCGGAATCCCGTAGGTATCTCGGAGATATTTCTCGCCCGTACGCAGACCCATATCAACAATCAGGATCTTATCCCGTTCAGCAAGTGGCTTTAAATCCTCTTCCGGGTCGGTACGGATCCAGACTTTGGGGTAACCTTTCCTTGGCACATCTGGGAAGTTATAATCCACGATCCATTTAACGAGCGATTCATTCTCACAGAGGCAGAGTCCATCGGCATCGGCCTTTATATAATCATCCCGGATATCTTGAGCCTGAGTTTCATTCCCAAGTTTACCAGGCGTAGTATCTGCTGCGGCCTTATGGCCAAGAATAACCTTGGATATCTGGCCGTCCATAAATTCGCAAAGTGTCTGATATGTATCAATGCCGCTGGAGCGAGCAGCTTCAAGCAATTCAACAGTCATGTTGTCCGGGATAGTGAGGGCAGCTTCCTGCTGGATAGCCACAATCGCATCCAATAAGGCATCCTGCTCAAGTTTCCCTGCCCCGGGCGGATATTTCCCCACTGCCGTGGGTGAACCAAATTTGTCCGCAAAAGTCATCCAGAAGATAATTCCCTTTTTTTTAAAAAGAACCGGCCAGTAAAGCGAGCTGCCGAGCGGGTCGCCGTAGTCTGATCCATTGTCTGAGAAATTTCTGAAGCAAATAAATTTTCTCTCCGGGAGATCTTCGCCTTCAATCATATTAGAGAGTGTTAATAGTTTGAGATTGTGATCCAGATCAAAGACAAAACGCCGTGGAGATCTACCTTTGATCTCCTTTACCCAGATATCTCCCTCGGAATAATCCCACATGATCTCGGCAGGCTTAAAGCCGGTGATCAGGCCGGTAAGTAATGTCTTCCGCGCCCCGTCCAGATCGAAACTCTCGTAAACCTCTTTCACAAAATCTGCCACTTTCACATCCGGGGGTTTATCGCTGGCCGGAATGATTTCCCATTCCTTTCCCTTGACTGCGAGGCGCCTGGTCTCCATGGTTGAGCGAATCCTTTGCTCGCACCTTCGGTCCGGAGAACCTTATCCGGATTGAGAAGGGTTCTACCGATAAAATCATGAGTAAGGGGATCCTTTTCAATCCTGGCAATTTCAATAAGGAGAGGTTTCTGCGTCATGACAGATAACCTTTCAATTCACTATAGGCTGCACGTTTCTTGCCGCGGGAATGATATTCAATAGGACCGGAAGAGGTTGACCCTGCCATGAGACCGAGCGCCCCGGCCCAGAACCGGTCGGCATGACCCATCTCAGTCCTCTCCGCGTCAAAGCGGACATTTCCTGCTGCGGAGGTCCTCACGCACATCCCGGTCAATGGGAATCCGCACCTGCCGATCCTCAAATTTCCTCCTGAAGGTGACGGCGAGATCCTCTTTGACTGCATTGGTAAACACAACTGCCTCAACCTTGCTCCCATATTTTTCTATTGCCTCTTCTGCGAGCTGCATTCCCATGCCGGTTGCATCACTGCAACATCGCCGCAGCAGGGGGAGATAGGAATAGAGCTCATCTCTCTGCAACCTGAATGGGGCCTTGTATAATTTCTTCACCATTCTGGTCCAGAAAACGTCACCTACTTTTTCCCAGAGCCAGAAGATGGTCAAATCCTGTTTTCTGCCTATATCAATGCCCTGGTATAATTCCCTGCCCGCAAAAATGAAATCACTTGGCAAATCCATGGTTGCCATTTCATCCTCACAGGAAGTGATCATTTCATAGGTGATGTAAGCGGTGGCCTCATCCACAAACTGGCATTCATATTCCTGCGCCCAGGCGTCCGGATCTCCGATTCCCTTGCGCAGCTCTTCCACGTCTACCTTCAACCCTTCCCGGCAGGCTGTATAAATATCAGTCATGTGCTTGCTGAACTGGTCATTATGATGCCAGAGATCGTAAAACATATTCAGTTTGCCGTTCGGCGTGGAGGTAATTCTGATTTTAAATCCCCTGGTTACCGTGGGATACATGGCCTGCCAGATCTCCCGCGTATCCTTGTGAAAGGCGAATTCATCCAAGAAGACATTACCGGAGAAGCCACGCACCGTATCCGGGTTGCCAGGAAGTGAAATAATACGGGAGCCATTCGGAAGTAAAACTTCTTCCCTGGTCTCCCGCTCTGATTTGATAATGTCATCTGATCGCACCTTCAGATATCTCAAATGGGAATAGACTTTCTGCATAACCTCTTTTGACTGTCGATCAGAGGAGGAAAGGATCAGATTGTTGCATTTATGCTCAAGCGCCTCAGCCACCGCCTCCATGGCGATGGAAAATGATTTCCCGATCTGCCGTGCAGCCATCCAGATCTTGAGAGGGGCCTTGTCCGATACCCATTTCTGCTGATAGGGAAGCAGTATTTTTCGGGGTTCGGGATTAGGGGTTCGGGGTTCGCGCTTATCTTTTGATGCCATATTCACTCTCTAATATTTCCTCTGCCAGCCGTTTCATCTCCGCCAGGTCTTTAGACTGTTTTTCTTTTGGCTTCAACTTCCGTGACAGCTCGATAACGGTCTTGATGATATTGGAATAGGCAAACTGCGCCTGATTATCCATATTGTTGGCAGGCAGCCCGTCGAAATACTTTTCATATTTTTCCTTCTGTGCGATAAGAGACAGGAGCATCTTCTCCTCAAATGAGAATTGAAGATCGCTCACTTTCTGTTTCTCTACGTCCACCTTTTTCAGCCTTTCCTCCATGTTTAGTTCCTTTATCCAGGCGTCGAGCGTGGGCCGGGTCATCTCGCAGCCCTGCTTTTTCAGCTCAAGAAGCATCTTCTCTTTATTCCTGCCCCCGAATCGGCAGAAGACCGTGAAGGCTAAGTCGTGATA